GGGTACCATATGTACATACAAACAAAAAACATAGCATTACTCATGGAAATATTCAATCATTCGTCAGAGAAGGTTACGTTACGTTATATAGGTGTAAATCAAGATGCAATGGATAAAGCAATGACTAGGTTTAAAATCTAATCATTGCTTTTTTCTTTTTAAATCTGGTGGTACTCCATGCCCATCAACCTAAGAATCCAGAAATACCCCAAAATGAAAAAATGAGCTTTTTTACAGATTAGTACAAAATCTCGTTCTGGTGGTACTATAAGTTAAGTTTATGCAAAGTCAAATTTAGGCGAGGTTGTTTCTTTTTTCTAAAGGTCAAGTGTAGGTGATTTTTAAATTTTTATACTAAATAAACCCTAATGGGTTTCACTTTTTGAATTAAGCCACTTGGTTATCAAACACGGTACAATTATAAACGTTAAAGGAATACCAGTTACTTCCCTTTTTGCAACGTTGGTTTTAACTCCCCTTATCGAAGGAAATCAATGTTGCAGGGTTATATCCACGGGAAATAACATGGTAAATCGCAGAAAACACAACAGGATTCAGGGGTCCCTCCATTTGCTTCGCATTGTTGATAGCATTGGATTTGCCAGGGATAATAAAATCTTGGACGTGGATAGGTATAATGGTAATGATAATCCGGCAAATATGGATGATAATACATATTTAGTCCCTCCTTGTTTTTCCATAAAAAGTTAATTTTATCTAGTACCTTAGTATGATATGTATCTATATTTTCCTAAGTATAGATAAATGACCTAGTGAGAAAAGCCTATGTTTTTAATAATTTATGGGCTAATTTAAGCCGTTTTTTTAGTTCCAATCTGTCTTTTTTCCATTTTAAATTTGATATCGTTAAACCTCATTGTCTTAAGTTCTTTTTGATCCACCTTTAAGATTTTGTTATAAAAAGAAAAATGAGTGCGTTTTTAAAAAGGGAACAATGTAATTTCTTACCTAGTAAATTACCTGGTTAACTTGATGGGCACCTATACGGTTACTCATAATTTTCGTACTGTGTAACCCAAAAGAGAAAGTTAATTCAAATCAATGATATCAAGGGATTCAGCGAAGGGGGCAGTTACACACAATATAACATATGGGTAATTTGACCTGAAATTAGATAATGAGAGTTTCGTTATAAGTAGGAACAGATATGTTTTGAAAATCGAAAAAGAATGGTAGATAAGAACAGGATAATTAAATCTGATTATGTTATATTGTTATGTGAGGATATAAAGATTTTTGAGTTGATATTATTTTGATGATAAGAGGTGGGATTATTGAATAAAAGGAAAATAGGTAAAAAAATTAATGGTAGTATTGGTTTTTTCAGGGCGTTGATATCGTCAATTTTATTATCACTACTTTTTATGGGGTTAATTATTTTAAGTGCATGGTTTAAATGGACTTTTGTTGTTTATTTAGTTATCTCTATTAGTTATTATTATTGTTTAAAATTTAGTGATAGATATCACATAAGACCTATAAGGAATACAGAATATAAAAAAGTTGTTTTAAAAAAGCTAATTCATTATACAGATTATATGGATGAATTACAAATTAATCATTTTGAAAAAACTGGTTTAATTAAATTGATAGGTAATTCAAATGCCAAAGCTAGTTATAGAATGAAAAGAGGCGATAAAGATAAGAATTTTGTCTGGTTTCATACAGAAAGTGATTCTATTGAGAAAGAACCTGATTTCGATAGTTTTGCAGAATCACATATTGGAGAGGGAACTCCAAGAAAATACAAGATTATTATAGATGCTAAACATTTTAAAAAAGAAGAACTGTTTTTTAACCCGGTAAACGGAAATGTCTTAGCGTTAGGTGATGTTGAAGTGTCAGGAGAAATTTACGAAGATTTTGAGTGGTATAATAAAAAATTGTACCTTTGGGATTTAATAAAAGGAACTCCAGAGACATTTTTATTATTCTGCCCAGTATTTTTGCATCAAATCTGGGGTGTTTTTATAAATTTTATAAATAAGTTAAAGCGCAAAAAAAAATAAATGTCAAATTACTATACTGATGAATTAGAGAGAGGGAGAAACTTTATCTTATAAATCAATTAACATTTTTGAAGATAGCAATGAATAGGAGTTGCGGAGACTTGTGGTAAAGGGGGATTATATAAAAAGATACTACTTATTGTTTTTTTATTTTGCAATAAGATAAAAAAATAGGAAGTCTGATTACTATAACGTATACAATGTTTAATATGTATATATTTATAAAATAATTAAAAAGGAATGGAATGAATAATGGATAATAAAAAGATAGACTCCACAATTATTATTTTTACTATTACTGTATTTACGTATGGGATTGTGTGTTTATATGAAATGGGATTTAAAACTTTTTATAATTTACCTCATAAATTAATTGATGTAAATCCATCTATAATTGCAGTTATTACAATCACTTTAGGTTCCATTGGTATATTAGGATTAATTTATAATGTATTTTTAAACGAAGAAACCAATTTAAAGGCTTCTTTTAAAAGATTACTTAAATTAGATAGTAGACAAGGAGGAAATGAAAGAAGTCTTAAATGGTGCTCGTATACAATTATTATTTTTTTAATACCGTTGTGTTACTTTAATGTAGTTAGTTTTAATAAATTCTATTCGAATGGATGGTATATGGTTGCGGTAGCAGGAGGTTTATACACAATTTCTAAAAATTATATAAAATTATTTTTTTGTTTTGCCATCATAGTGATTGGATTATCAATTTTTAAAGCTGGTTTTGGGATGGCTAGTATAAAAGAGGACTATCTAATACTAAAAGGAACTAATTTAATTGTATTGGATTTTAAAGGAGATAGGGCAATTGTTGCCAAAGCTGATCTTAAAAAGAAATTTATCTATCCAGAATATCAATTTATTAAACTAGAATCTGCTAAGCCAAACGAACAACAATTTGAATTGAAACACACTGGGTTTATGGAAATGAAAAGATAGTATATATACTAAGCTGAAAAATTTTTATACTCTACAAATAAAAATTTTTCAGATGTAATTCGAGATATTTATTAATTAATATATGTATAATAATTTATAGATATTTATATCTTTACTAGTGTATATAATTTAACATACTGTAAAAATAGTTACTATGATTCAGCACCTTTATAGGAGCTTTTTGTTTTGTGAAAGGCGAATTTTAACATGATGGGAAACATAGTATTGATTACTTTGTGCAGAAGCTTTTATAAGGACAATAAAATCACAAAATAGTGGCAGAGTCGTGACCGTTTTTTGGCAGGAAATGTACCGGTTGTTTTGGGATCAACGTGATATATTTGTATTGTGAGAAGTGGCGGAAAACACAACTCACAATGTTCCTTTATAAACTATATGTTGTCTAAACGGTTTCATAATGATGGCACATAAAATCCGAAACCAGCAGATGGTAATGATTGAATGGTACCGTTATTAGGGAGAGCTTTTGCTCTTCTTCCAGTTACTTAATATTATTGATGCGTATCAGCGGTTCATCATTAGGTGATTGGAATAAGGGGAAAACTTCACGTACCGGAATTAAAGTATAAATTAATAATCTATAAAAAAAGCATCCATTCGGTTGCTTTTTTATTTTGGAGGAGGATGGAAGGTGGATAAACATTATATTGATGAAAGAGTTTCTGAATTAGGAAGACAAATTTTCGAATTAGAACAATCAATAGAGGGATTAAAGACAACTGTATCTATGTTATCAAAATCGGTAGAAACGAAGACCAGTAAAGATGATGTTCAACGAATAATTAAACAATCTGAAATGGTTAAAAAGATTAATGAAAGCGAACCAGTTAGAACAGATTGTAAAGTTAGTATCAATTTAGATGGAAAGGTTATGGCGAAATCTATAGTTGAACATACAAAAGATGGTTTCAAAATGTCAGCGAATGATATCAAGGGAGTGTACTAAATGAAACTAAATAAACCAGAACAAACAGTGGTTGTCGGTCATTTAATTAACAATGTTATTGGATTGGAATTAGTCAAGAAACAAATTGATCCACAGAAATTAGAAAAGGCTGTAGCTCTACATAATGAGATCAATGATGATATGACACCAAAACAAATAAGAGAATCGCTTATTAGCGTACTGGATAAAGCGATTGATGAATTCTTAAAACAATAGCAATAAAAAAGGAAAAGTAACTCGCTTTGGGGTGCGAATCACTTTTCCTGATGGCAATGTTAACTTTATTATAACAACTTGTATTTATTTGGTAAATATATAATCGGAATATTTTTTCAAATGAGGTGAGGATAATTGGATAGCGTTTTAAACGGTAAGATTGCTGCGCTTGGTCTTATGCCTATTGATAAGAAAGCACATATCAAATACCTTAAGCCGCATGAGAAAGTAAATAAGAAGGCTGGTATTGACGTTAATCGATTCAAGTATTACAAATTGTACGGACAGGAACCTATGCTTTACTCGATAGAATATCTCACGCAAACGCCAATAAAAGATTTATTGGAAAGAGATAGAGAGAATCAAATACGTTGGGTAAAGACAGATGAATGAATACAAGACCAAACAACAGAAGCGTAAGTTCTATGACAGTGGTGAATGGAAGAGCATACGTGAACAAGTAAAGAAGAGAGACAACTATGAATGCCAAGAGTGTAAGCGCAATGGTAGTGTTCGTGTGGACACCAATGAGTACAGTGAGAGTGCAAAGCGTAAGAAGATTCAACTTGTTGTCCATCATATAAAAGAACTGGAACATTATCCGGAACTTGCATTAGTAATAGATAACTTAGAAACAGTCTGTGTGGATTGTCATAATAAAGAACACGGTAGAGTGTTGGTTAAAAAGATAAACAAATGGGAAAACGATGAAAAGTGGTAAAAATGATTCGATAATAACACCCCCCCTTAAAAAATTTCATCAAAAAATGCTCTAAGGGGCACCGGAGGAGGGGGTCGTTTTTCCAGATTTTTGAGCCATATCGCATAGGACCCCTACCCAGTATGAAAATATGATTGAATCGAGGTGATATTATGGCAGGCATTGATGAGCGTGAGGTGCTAGTTAACAAAGAAAAAAATCGTTTGAAAAGACTATTTAAAGAAATCCCACCTAGTAAGTTGAAAGTAGTTGAAGGGTTAATTATTCAGGCAGCAAGATTACGAGTTTTATTGAATGAGATGTGGATGGATATATCTGAGAATGGTGATTATGAAATGTTCTCACAATCTGATAAAACAGAGCCGTATGAAAGAGAACGGCCTGTTGCCCGGCTATATAATACCCGTGATCAATCATATCAAAGGGTCATTAAACAGCTAACAGATTTGTTGCCAGAAGGAAATAATAAAAAAGAAATTAAGAAGTATTCGGCAAGTGATTTAATATGATTGTTCATAAGTGTGTAAGTGAATATATAGAACTATATGAAACGGGAACAGTAGTATTAAATAAAGAACGCATCATGCTTATTCATTATTTAAAGCAAGATATACTAACCCGTAATGATCTACATTTCGATATGGATTTAATTCATAAATGTGTAACTTTCATAGAAAAGTGGCATTTCAAATTAAATTCCTTTCAAAAATTTTTAATAGCATTTGTGTTTTTGTTTGATGAATATGAAGATGTTTATTTTGATCAACACTTCTGGATGATGGCAAGGGGTGCTGGTAAAAATGGATTGATTAGTGCATTGACACACTTCTTTATTAGCGAATTGCACGGTATTGAGCATTATAATGTATCAGTAGTTGCTAATACAGAAAGGCAAGCTAAAACTTCTTTTATAGATGTTTATGAAAAGAATAAAAAGCATGAAATATTAGACGAGCTATTTGTATCAACTAAACAATTGATAACGAATAAAGCGACTCGTTCGACGTTTGAATTTCATACATCAAATGCAGGAAGTAAAGACTCATTAAGAGATGGATGTGTCATTTATGATGAGATACACAGATATGAAAATAGTGATGTTGTAGAAGTATTCTCTAGTGGTTTAGGTAAAGTTCCTAACTCTAGGGAATTTTTTATTACCACAGATGGTTTTGTTCGTGAAGGTTACCTTGACAAGATGAAAGAACGAGCAATGAACATCCTGAAAGGTAAAGAAAAAGAAGATAGGTTGTTCCCTTTTATTTGTAAGCTTGATAACGCTGAAGAAGTAGACAATCCAGAGATGTGGGAAAAAGCAAATCCAATGTTTAGTAAGCCTATGAGTCAATATGCTAGAGGGTTGTTCAAAAAGGTTATGAGACAATATAAAAACCTTGAAAATGATCCATCTAACAGAGAAAACTTCATGACTAAAAGAATGAATTTGCCAGAAGTAGATTTAACAAAGTCTATTGCTACTTGGGAAGAAATAATGCGTACTGGTTTTGAAGAAGATGGAGAAACTCTCAGAAAGATTCCTGATTTAAAACATAAAGTAGCTGTGGGAGGACTCGATTTCGCCAGTATTAAGGACTTCGCGGCTGTTGGTTTACTATTTAAACATGGTGAAGATTATATTTGGAAAGGTCATTCATTTGTACGTAAAGGTTTCTTGGACAAGGTGAAATTAAAAGCACCTATTTTTGAGTGGGCCGAAAATGGATTATTAACAATTGTGGATGAACCTGTAATTAATATCTCTCACATTGTGGATTGGTTCGTAAGAATGCGTGAATTGTATGGTGTGAATACGATTGTTGCAGATACATTCCGTTTAGATCTTGTTAAAACAGCACTTGAAGCAGAAGGGTTTACATTGTTGTATATTCGTAATCCAAAAGCTATTCATTCATTATTAGCGCCAAGGGTCGAAACATTATTTGCGAACAACCGTATTATCTTTGGCGATAATCCGTTAATGCGTTGGTACACAAATAACGTCTATGTTCATATTAAAAAAGATGGCAATAAAGAATATTTGAAAAAAGATGAATTCAAACGAAAAACAGATGGATTTCAAGCTTTTATCCATGCATTATGGCAAGCGGATAACATTCTTGAAGAAGAAGTTGAGTTTATGCTCGATAGTATCAAATTTTAAAGGGGGTGATAATCATTGGGTGGTTAGGTTCAGTATTTAAAAGAAATAAAGAACTAGAATTCATGTTGGACCTGGACATAATTACTGATACAGCAAACAGGCTTCATATGAAACGTTTGGCGATTGATACATGTGTCTCATTTTTAGGAAGAACGATTAGTCAATCTGAATTTAGAGTAAGAAATGGTAAAGCATTTAAGAAGGATGAGCTTTATTATCGATTAAACGTAAGACCAAACAAGAATATGACCGCAAGTACCTTTTGGGAAAGGTTTGTTCGCAAACTTATTTATGATAATGAGTGTTTAGTCATACAAGCAGATGATGGTGATTTACTTATCGCAGATGGATTTCAACATAATGAGTATGCGGTATTTGAAGATACTTTTACGGATGTAAGGGTAAAAGATTATACGTTTAAGAGAAGCTTTAAACAAAGCGAAGTTATTCATTTAAAGTATCGGAATGATAAATTATCCCCACTTATTGATGGGTTATTTGCAGATTATGGTGATTTATTTGGTAGGATATTAAACTCTCAAAAACGGAAAAATCAAGTTCGTGGAACAGTTGATATGGAAATGACAGGTTCTAAAACCGAAGAGAACCTAGCGAAATTACAAAAGTTTATTGATGATATGTATCAAGCGTTTGGTAATAAGGATATTGCTATTGTTCCGCAACAAAAGGGTATTAATTACAACGAGATATATAATGGAGTTGCAAATGGTCCAAGTGTGGAAGAAATCAATAAAGTAACAAATGGTTTCTTGAATCAAGTCGCTATGGCAATTGGTATTCCTGTAGCTCTGATATATGGAGAAATGGCTGATGTAGAAAAGCAAACGAAAAATTATATGCTTTTCACAGTACGACCATTATTAAAAAAGCTATCTGATGAAGCGAACGTTAAATTCTTTGAAATGAGTGAATATCTTTTAGGACTAAAAATTGAGGTTAAGGCTGTTTCCTATCAAAGTATATTTGATCTTGCGACAAGTATTGATAAACTCATTTCTTCAAGTGCATTTACAGGAAATGAAATTCGTTCAGAAGTAGATTATGAGGAGTCAGATGATCCGAATCTAAATATCCATCATATTACGAAAAACTATACAAAATTAGATGAATCTGAAGGAGGTGAGAAAGAAAATGACGGTGAAAATTGACGTTAAAGGACCGATTATTTCAAATGATGAAGTTTGGATTTATGATTGGTTTGAAATGGATGCTGCTAGCCCAGGTAAGATTTCAAAAGCGCTTGAAGATGCAAATGGCGATGACTTAGTTGTATCAATTAATAGTCCTGGTGGTTATGTACACGAAGGCTCAGAGATTTACACAGCGTTGAAAAATTATCCTGGTCATGTGGAAGTTCAAATTGTTGGTTTGGCTGCAAGTGCGGCTTCTGTTATTGCAATGGCTGCTGACAAAGTCCGAATTTCTCCAACTGCACAAATCATGATTCATAACGCTTCAATGTGGAATGGTGGAGATCATCGCGATATGTCAAAGGCTGCCGAAATGCTAAAAACAACAGATCGAGCAATTGTAAACGCCTATGTCATTAAAAGCGGTAAATCAGAAGAAGAACTACTTAATATGATGGCTGAAGAAACCTGGATGGGTCCACAACAAGCATTAGAAAATAACTTTGTGGATGAAATCATGTTTATGGAGAATCCAGTTAAAATGACAGCTTCAACAGCTACTGCTGCCATGCTTCCACAAAAAGTAATCGATGGTTTTAGAAACGGAACAATGAATAAAGGCCAAGTAATTACAAAAGAAGATTTAAACGCTGCACTATTAGGCCTAAAAAACGAAATTCTGAATGATTTACAAACAAATACAAATCCAAAAGAGCCTATTCAAGAACCTGTTCATACAAAACAGAATTTGAGTACGCTCTTTTTAAATTTAGGAGGAAAATAAAATATGGTTATTAAATTTAATAATTTTGAAGAAAAGAAACTAGCATTTGCGAAAGCAACACAGGAGGGAACTCCAGAAGAACAAACAGCAGCATTAAATTCTATGATTGGAGCACTTGCTACAGATGTACGAGCAGATATTTTAAATCAAGTAAATGAATCAATGGTAGATCGTTCTATTATGCAGTCTCGTGGCGCTAATGTATTAACAAGTGACGAAATGAAATTCTTTAATGCAGTAGTTGAAGAAGGTGGATTTAAGTCTACTGAAACTTTACCTAAAACAACTCAAGAACGTATTTTTGATGACTTAGTTGAAGATCATCCTCTCTTACAACATATTGGTTTAGAGAATTTAGGTGCAGTAACAGAATTCGTTTATGGAGATCCAGAAGGCGCTGCGGTATGGGGGCCATTATTTGATGGTATTAAAGGTCAATTAAATGCTACATTCCGTAAAGATAGCATTTCACAACTTAAATTAACGGCGTTTATTCCATTAGCAAATGACATGTTGAAACTTGGACCTGTATGGGTAGAACGTTATGTTCGTACAATGATTACAGAAGCGATGAAAGTAGGCTTAGAACGTGGATTTGTAGCTGGTACAGGTAAGAATGAACCTATTGGGTTATTAAAAGATCCAAGTGGAAGTGTTGTTGGCGGA